AAGAAGTTTGGCTTGTGCGAAAGATTCTCAGCAATCTTCATAAAGCATTCAGCGACATATCTTGGGATTTGTGGTTTTGGTAAACCTGCCCTCTTCGCCGCACGAATTGATATACGATACTTCGTCATTTCATTGAGGAAGTCTTTGTTATTGATGTAGTGATTCTTTGCCATAATTAGTGTACTGGTTTATCCTTTTTTGCGTGCATTGCTTCAAGAATAGAAACAACCTTCTCAACCTTTTCATCCATTTGAGCTGTGTTTTTTGAATTCGATTCTTTCTTTTGCGGTATACTTAATTTGTGCTTATTGCTGTAAAAGAAATCTGCAACATATTCATATTGCTCCACGAATTCTTGTTTCACTGGCGCTATTAATAGCACCTCATCATTATAAAACTCTATTTCCTGAATGTCAAGTATAGACTGCGGCAAATATTCGTTCATTAAAAGCAGTTGTCGATTTTCTTCAAAGATAGTTTCAACATCAACCTTGAGTGGCATTTCAATTACAATACACTCATCTTTATGAGTAACATACCCAATAATATCTTCAGGAATAGATCGGAAACGAATAAATCTTAATTCTTTAGATGTTGACATTAGGATATCCTTACATTGTTAGTTGCGAAAGGAAATTTTTCTTCACTATAGATCTTCACTCGTTCCTCATAATGCTTCAGTGTGAAGTTTGTATAAGGACCATAACGAAGATCGTCAGCGATATCGTACAGTGTAGCAGCATCTTTATTTTCACCCAAACGCAGTACGCGACCGATAGACTGCAATGCTCGAATCTTACTCTTTGTTGGTGAGGAGAATATAATATTATGTAGGTTGCGGATATTTACACCAGTCGAAAATGTTCCGTAACTTGCTACAATGATCGCATCGTTTTCTTGTTCAGTAATATGTCTTACTGCTTCGCGATCTTCTGCTTCAACCCCACCATGAATAAAGAATACCTTTCTTCCATTTGCTTTTTCAGTTATCCAGTCGTATAGTATTTTACCGTGTTTCTCAACATAAGTAAATAAAACTAAACTATTGCCTTTTAGATTTAAAGCAAGGTCAGTGATAAATCTATTACGACCTTCATGTTGTACCAGAAAAGCCATTTCATCTTGATATGTAAATCCTTTAACGGTCTTGCATACAATCTCAGGATACTTCAATACAATACACTTGATACTGAAATTGGCTAATTGTTTGCGTTCAATAAGTTCTTTGGTAGAAATAACTTTAAATGTCGGACCAAACAATCCTTCAAGGACTAACTTGTTTACTTTACTATCATCAAGTGTACCTGTTGTGCCAATACGAACATCACAGTTAATTAACTTGGTCATGATAGATGTAAGAGATTTGGCTTTAAAGGTATGCGCTTCGTCACCGATGATAAAATCAAACTGCGCAAAGTATTTCTTCGGCATGTCATAGATCGACTGCCATGTAGAGATAATCAAATCACTGTCGGGAATCTTACTTTCACCACCATAAATCTTTTGGCAATACTTTTCTACATCCCATCCATTGATAGATGAGTAGTTCTTGAAGTCACTATGCATCTGAGTGACGAGGTTAATCGTAGGAACAATGAGTAATCCGCGCTTCTTACCTGTATTCAACAGGTGGCGAATCATCATATAGATGATTAACGATTTCCCCGATGCCGTGGGTGAAATGAGTACAGTTCGCCGCTTCGTAAGTCCGACACTAGAAGCGAGAAACTGATAATCTCGCGGCTCCATTGGAAGTGATAAAGCACTTGCCAAATTTTTCGTGTCAACAGGGTAAACATCCTTTTCTTCATCGATATACTCGCAGGTGTAGTTGCTGTCCTTGCAAAACTTTTTGATATACGGAACTAGACCAAGATAGATCTGTTTGGTCTTTAGATTCAAAAGTCGAATCTTTCCATCCCAGTGGCGGCTTTTAAACGCAGGTGAAAATTGGTAACCTGGCGTTGAGAAGGTAAAAAATTCTGACATCTCTTGCAAGATGCCATCATCAGCATTAACCTGTGCATAGATGTTATTGAATTTTTCAACCTTCACATCACACATCAACGAGCACCCTGAATGAACTTTTCCCAGTCCATAAATGCACGCAGTTGATATGTCCTAGCGTTCAATTCTTTCATAACATTTTCGCAATACTTTGCTGTTTCTTCATGATAAGATTTCTTGCGCTTAATTTTGTTCAGGTCATCGTCGCCATCAATATACACAGCAATGTCCGACTTGAGAGTAAAACGAAATGGTTCCCAGCCAAGTTTATCAAGTTCTTCTTGGTCAAGTTTGCCATTGTAATACATCCATTTGAGTTTTTTGGTTTTATCAAATTCAAAGGAACACTTGCGTGCAGATAGCGTGTGTAATGACAAGTATTTGTTATACTTGTTGTGCAAAAGTGGGATGCGAAGAATTTCTTTACCAGGCTCAGTCGAATCGACATTACTGTCTTTTTCCCACTGTCGCATTATTTCTTCAAGTGGTGGTGTTTCCATAGTATAAAGGCATAAGTGTTAGGATCATATATTGTACTATAAGCCTGCAATAAAAGCAACCCCAACAATATTTGACACTGTAATTACAATGGAATATAATAGACTATGTAGTAGATGAAAGGACTACTCAAATTCTCTCATAGTTATAGTAAGAGAATCTAAAGGTTGCATCTGCTGTAATAATATTTTCAGCGCTATCAGCCGAAGAAAACATCAAACTGCCAACTGTTGTTGGGAAAACATCAACCATCTTAACTCTAAAATTTGCATTGTTTTTGTTTGTATAGATTGTTAGCGCGGCATCAGAATATACTGGTGGACGATTGTATGCGCTTCGAATATTTGCATTTGGTTGTGTTCTTGCAAGATTAATATACTCTTCGAAGTTTGTTGGGAATGTCGCGCCCCTAATCCAATCATGTAGTTCTGTCCATGCGCGCAAGTCTTCATCGACTAAAAATGTAATGTTAAATGTGTCGTAGATTGCCTTTTCTCCAGGCAGATACAAATCTACGAATGGTGTAGGCATAGGGATTTCAGTTAATGACAATCCTGGCAGATTAGCACTATTACAAAAGTATGTAACACCAGGAAGCCTTCCAAAGTTTACCTGAAACTTTGTACTTTGCAATAAATCTGTGTTAATTGGATTGCGGTTTAGTACTGTCATATGAATTCCCCGAAGGATTACTTATTTAGTGCATAAAAAAAGGGGGAGCATTGCTGCTCCCCCCATATCACTTGCCTTATTATTTTTATAAATTGGCAATAATATTACTGGTTGACATTCAACACAGCGAACTTGCGGTAGTAGACATTTGTATCTGTCGTCAATGCACCGCTCAGTCCTGCGTTTCCACCACCTGCGAATGGATTTGAGACCATGCCGTAGCGAGTCTTGAATCCAACCTTTGGTTGGTAGTTGTCAGGGTCAATAGCACGAACCATCTGTAGTGGGACGTATGGGCAGTAGAAGAGACCAGCGTCATATGGTGACGATCCCTTATATCCAACCACAACATAATCACTTGCACTTACAGAATATGGATCAACATATACCTTGATGCGTCCGAATAGGGTACCTGCGAAGGTATTGCCTGTATCGTCAACAGTTAGGTTTGTTTGACCAGATAGTGCTGAGTTGTAGTCAAGAAGACCTGTCATTGCGAGAGCTGAAGCAACATCGGTTGAAACGATGAGCATGTTGCCCTTTCCACGACGTGTATCCTTCGCGATTTTGTTGCTTGCGCGCTCGATTGCGAATAGGAGGCTCTTGTACTTCTCAACCTGCCAGCGACCTGATGTATCAGTGTTGCTTGATAGATTGAAGGCAGCTGAAGATGCGCCTAGGATACCAACATTGGCTGTTGCGTAGACTGTACGGACAACTTCGCGGTTGATTTCAGCAAGAATTTCAGTTGACAAGATGTTTGTCAATTCTGTTTCTGCGTCGAGACCGTGAATTGCCTTGAGGTCTTGTGCAAGTTCCATTGTGTAGGAAGCCTGTAGACCACGTGTCTTGGCTGTTACAGACACTCTTTCGATTGAGAATGCCATGTTTGCCATGACTTTCGTTTCGAAGTTTGCTGTAGTATCGCCAGTACCAGTGTTAGCCATTGTCATTGCAGCGACGTTTTGGCTGAGGTTGACAATTGCGTTTGCAACTGTACCATTGCCGTTTGTTCCTGCGAATACTGTGTTGGCTTCGTTGTAGAATGCTTCTGTACCATCTGGGGCTGAATATCTGCTGCGCATTGCGAAGATAAGTCCTGTTGGACCTGTCATTGGCTGCACGCCACAGATATCATAAGCCATAAGGTTTGGAAGTGCGCGACGAACTAATCCGATTAGGATTGGGTCGAAGCCTTGGATGTTGCCTGAAGATGGTGATGTTGGAGCGACGTTAATTGGCGTTGCTTCAAACAAGCGACCCATATTGGCAGCTTCTTCGTATAGGGCTTTTTCTTGGTTCTCGAGAACTAGGGCAGTAACAGCGCGTTTGTATGGATCGCTGATCTTTGGGAGTTCTGGGTGATCAAGAACAGGAGCCCACTTCTTTGCATGTGTTTCGTTAAGATACATGATAGATTTCTCCGTTCAAGTTAAAAATATCACTTTGGTAGTGATTTGGAAATTGCCTTAACATAATGATTCATATAACCAGTTGCAACTACTTCAGGTTGTTCTGTCGACGTCTCTTCAGATACCTTTACCTCACTCACGATTTTCTTTGTTGGGAAGTAGTTCTCGCGAATAACTGCGAGCTTATTATTAAACTCACCCTCTGTGGTGAACTCCACGCCCTCTGCGAGCGATTTCATTTTGCCGACTTGTACTTCGGTTAGACCTTCACAAATCTTGCGAATTGCTTCGTTTTTCTTGGCTTCGTTGAGTTCCTTTGAAAGAGCAACGAACTGCTCATCGCGAGCAGCTGACGCTTCTTCCAACTCAACAACTCTTTCTGCTAGTGATTCAGCAACTTCGAGCTTCTCTTCTGGAAGATCGATATAGTGCTCTGCGAATAGATTCTTTAGACCGTTGATGAAGTCTTCAGTTAGTTCTGAACGCAAACCAGACTCAATTGCTACTGCGTTATCTTCCATCCAACGCTCGACAACATAGTTGAGATACTCATCAACTTGTGTTCCAAGCTCTGCCTTGATTCCTTCAACTGCTTCTTCAAGAATTGATTCGTTGTCGGCAATAACATCCTCAACGATCTTTTCTACGCGAGACTGAACAGCTGCTTCGAAGATAGTTGTTGCTTTGACGCGGAACTCTTCAGAAAGTGATTCACCATTGAAAAGAGCATTGACATCTTCAGCCATTGAGCCTTTGTGCTTGGCGACCATGTCCATTCTCATCTTCTTCTTGGCTTCTGCTAGTTCTTCTTCAGAAATTTCAACTTCATCCTCGACGACTTCTTCTTCTTCGTCAAGAACTTCTTCTGTTTCTTCTGTTTCTTCTGCAGCCATTTTCTTAATTGGCTCAGATGGTGCGCCACTCTGTCCTGGCTTGGCTGCTTGCTTTACGCTAGCTGATGCCTTTTTGCCAACATCGCCACCGTCTGGCACTTCGTTTGTTTCGCCACCGAGGTCTTCTTCCTCGCCTGGTAGTTTTGCGGCTGGTTCCTTACCTGCTGATGCAAGTGATGCTTTGAGAATTTCAGCAGCAGATTCTGATAGAGACTTTGTCATTTTAGTTAACTCCTAAAGAAGTAAATATATTTATAAATTTTAAAGTTTTGACACAAAATTCTCAAAGATCTTCAATGAGATTTCGTCAATTTGTTTTTGCTTTGCGTTCTTAATTTGTTCATAATATGCGTTAACATCAATTTCTTTGACCTTACCGTTATCCCACACCCACTCTTTATTTTCCATAATACCTTGAACGAAAGCCCCTGGTGCGGACGGATCCGCTACGATATCTGCCGCTGTGGCTAGATAATAATCGTCTTGTACCACATTAACACCGTTCACTTCTTTAAGTGAACCCATGCCACGTGATGATACACCAAGAGTTGCACCGCCTTCCATAAGGGACTTGGC